TGCGTCTTTGTCAATTGATGTCAATTTCAAAAGCTTAGAAATCTTAATTACATTTCCATATTCCTGAAGTTGAGCAGTGACGGTAGATGCAGTAATAGATGCTTCCGATGGGTTGGAACCTTCAGTTAATGGCGTAGTAGAAACGGTTAAAGGATCATATCTATTCCATTTAATTACATTTCCTTCACCCTTCGGATGGGTATTCTTTTGCGCTCCCTCCCCGTGCAGCAATTGGTATTGCGCTCTTTCCAAAAACTTGGCTACATAATATGTCTGAACCTCGTTTGAGAGGTCGCTTGTTCTAATGGCTGCCATCTTGTTCTCACCTCCTTTCTAATTAGGATTTAGATAATTTCTCCTCTAAAAGGCGGGCTACTTCTCCTGGGCTTTTCCAGAGTTTGCTTTTCAGCTCCTCTAAATCAGCCTCGGGTTTTTCGCCCCCTAAAGAAGGTGAGACAGCCGAACTCCCAACCTGTTCGGTGAGAGTTTTGGCGACTGAGCCAACCAATTTTGCCTTTAAACTCTCGAACTTCTTTTTCGTCAGCTCAAAAGCTTCTTTTGGCGAAACAGCACCAATGAAAACCGGTTGTCCATTTATTCCCAGAACCCAGTTTGCTTTCTGATAAGTGTCTTCAAATTCCTTCTTAAAATCTTCGTCTTTGAATTCATCTGCCTCTTTCATTCCTTCCAGTTCTGAAATATGGCTTTTAACCGTGTTTTCATACTGAATTTCTTGCTTGATTTGCTGACGCAAGAAATTCTCCCGCTGAGCAATCCTCTTTTCTAACTCATCAACGGTAATTTCTGTTTCTCCCTCCCGATAAAGCGAGGGCGCATAACCCTCCAGCAACTCAGGAGGAATTTCTGAGGATTTTACAGTCTCCTGCTGTCCCGCTTTCAAAGAACTTAAAAGCTCATCCAAACCAGACTTTTTCTGTTCAAGCTGTTCAATTCTTTTTTCAATCCTTGTTTTCTTTGGTTGAACTTCAGCCTCACCCTCTTTTTCCTGAGGCTTGCTTTCTTCTGTTTCTTTTTCTTCTGGTTTTGCTTCAGGTTGCTCAAGCGGTTGTTCGCTTTCCTCTGGCGAGGAGGCGGTGGCAACCTCATCCACCTTATCTTCGTCAGCCATTTGGGTTTTCACCCCCTTTCTTTTTCAGACCAGTTTTCGTTTGGTCGTCCGCACGCCTGTCTTAAGGGACAGGGAAGAAGCCTTTTTAAAGACCTCTTCTCTATCTCTTAAGATCGGGTTTCCTTCTTCATCTTCCCCAACCATTATTTTTTTCAAGCCTATGTAATAACCGTGTTTGTGTTTACAGCTTTCGCAAACTAACCAAACCCCTTTTTGCCTCCATTGATGCTTTTTTTTCTGCGCTTCCCGAATTGCCTTTTGCCTAATTTCTTCTAATTCTTCCTGCGATAGCTGAAAAATCGTTTCTTCACTCTTCAGTTCCTGTTGTTCCTTTGGCAATTCTTCTGGCTTCATTTATCGTTTCTGGCAACTTTATCAATTGCCTGATTTGACTAACCGCAAAACTAATAATCAAATACTTTATGCCAATTATTTCTGGCGTATCCGCCAAGCTAATCATCGCTTCCTTACTGTCTGGGTCAATCATCTCTTTCAAAAAAGCAATCCTTTCTTCAGCCAATTCCTTAAACTTTTCCCAAGACGGATGAGAAAGCAAATCAACTACCTTCTCATCATCTGCTTCTGCCTTCTTAAAAATTTCTTCTTTGGTAGCATCGCCAACCTTTTCAATAAAATCTTTGATTGTATAGGTCGGCGGCACTGCCGAATAATCTTTTTTTCTCATCTTCCACCTAACAGTTCGTAAAACAATTGCTTCTGGTCTTCAGGCAAATTAGCAACTAAAGGATTTTCTTCTGCTGCTGACTGTCCTTGTTGTCCTTCTGCTCCCATTGGCATTCCTCCTGTTGGCATTCCTCCAGGAGTAGTAGGTGGCATTTGCCCCTGTTGACCTAGTTGACTTAGTTGACCTGGTTGTCCTCGCCCTCCCATTTCCAAACTTTCCTTTGGCAATTCCTTGACAATCTTGTCCCATTCATCAATCCCAGCAGTCGCAAAAAACCTTTTAAGCAATTCAGCAAAATTGACTTCCATATTTCCGTATCTTGCCTTTCCACCCTGAGCAATTTGTTCGGGAAATCCTGGCAATTTCATAAGCAAGGCAATAATTTGCGTTAGGTTCTGATTTTCTACAATTTCTTCTTGCTTCATTGTTGANGAAGCATCAACATAAAACTTCACCGACAAATTCTTGATTTCTTTCACTTTAATCCTGATTTTTCCTCCCTCGCCGCTCTCATAAAGTTCCAGTAAATCAGGATATTGTTCCTTAATCATTTGAAACTCATCTCCAAACAAATCTAGTTCAATGTCTGCTTCTTGTTTGTGAGTAAGTAAATCCAAAAACCTGTCATAAACGTCTTCAATCGCAATCTCAAGCATTCTTCTATCAAAACTGGTATTTGAAGCCATAAACAATCTTTGCATCTTTAAGGCTTCTGGAGTTCTTCCCATTGCCGGCTCAACCCCAGCCCCAACTGTCGTATCTGTCGTTCCCATAGAAGAAAGCAAAGCCCCTTTAATGGTTCCATAAATTGCTTCAAAGGCATTTACTGGTAAAGCAGATGGTTGGTGTTCAGTAATCGCATTGGGATTTGGACTTTTCAAAACCCAAATTGCCCCTGGAGACAAATCAAAAGAAGGCATATGGACATCAGGCGGGTAAATTTTCAAATGAGGAACTACCAGCTTTTTCAAACCATCTAAAGAAAGATTAATCATTGAATTAAGGGTTTTTTGAGTGGTGATATTGCGGTCATATTCACTCATTCCAAAGTAGCTATCAATCATCGGATAGCAAACTTTAGAAACAATTGGCAGTTTGTCATTACCGTGAGGATTGTCAATCTCCCTCAAAACTACCTTTGCCTGTCTGGAGAAAGTCGTCCACTTTTTGGGCTCATAAATTGTAATCAGCTCAATTTTATCTTTGTATTGCTCTTGCTCTTCCCGTTCTTTGGTAGTTGAAGTATCCTTATCTTGAGCTTTATTTTTCTTTCCTGATTCTAAAACCTTGTCGATGTTTTTCCATTGCGACAAACCTTTTCTGCTTTTTAGCCATTCTTCGGAAACATAAGAAATCACCGTATATCTTGAGGCATCATTTACCGAAATTGCTCCTGCTTCAGGAAAACCAAGTTTGGGAGGAACGATAAAGAAGTCTGGTCCAGTGTAGCCTTCTTTAACCACCCAATCTACCAGTAAATCAACTTTCCCATAAACTAAACTTAAAAATTCCGTTAGCCAAAATTTAGTATAAATATCGGCTTGAGAATTAGCATTTGGCAAAACATAGTGTTCCAAAATCAGGTTCAAAAACAATCCTTTCCCTTTATCTTTTTTGGACAACACCCGAACTGTGCCAGTAGGAAGTTTTGCCATCACGTCATTGGTTCTTCTCAGCAAAGCGGTCATTAGCGTTTGGTCCAAAACCTGAGATTTGGTTAGGGCTGTTCCGCTATCGTAAATTTTGTTTGCCAAAAACTTTTCTTTTTCTTCAAAAGTTTCCCGAACCTTGCGAAAAGCCTCCCAATCTTTGTTGAAAGTTTTAAGAAGTTGGTCGTAATTTGCCATTTCAGCCATAAAAAAACCGCACCCTAATTGAGTGCGGCATAAGCAATCCCCACGAAGGGAACTGCCAACCTTTAAATTAAAAATATCACACTATACACTGTCTGTCAAGTATTTCCGCTCTATGAAACTGTCCCAGTAAATGCCAGTAATATATCCTCCCTTAACATTCACCAAAAAATGAAGCTTAACTTCGCTTTTCTTTTTTTTTGCTTCCGCAATTCTTTCCGCTAAATCCCTTAAGGCTCTTTGCTGGTCTTGTTCTGACTTTCCGTAGTTCTTTGTTTTCCAACCACGAAACTCCGCCTTGCTGATTGATTTTTGATGGACATTCAGCTTTAGATTAAAAACGCCATATTCTACCCCTTGCGAAACTGCGAGTAAATCTAAAATGAATTGCTTTGTTTGCTCTGGCACCCGCTCAATTAGTTCCGCTAAATTCAGTTTGTCCATTTTAATAAAAGCCCTCGTCGTCAAATAATTTTTCAGCTGGATTTGTAAATTCAAAATTTCTTTCTCCAATTCCCCTTAAAGAATAAATCGCATATCGGATCCCGTCCATATGGTGATTGAAAATCGGGCTTGGCTCATTGATAATTCTTCCGCTTTTATCAGTTAGCCACATATAGTTTCGGTATTCTTTCCAAATATTGACGCTTCTTTTTGTTACGCTTATTCTTTGTTGTTGAACATATTGAATGCCCGCTAAAACTGAGTCTTTACCCTTCTCGCTGGGCAAGATGGTTACCCCATAACTTCTAATCTCATCAATGCTTTTTGGCTCAGCCGCATCAGCAATAACCAAAACCTGTGGCAAGTTTAGTAAAATATCAGCAATCTGTTTATTAGAAAGTCCCTTTTGATAAGCAATTTCGTCTAAAATATAGCCGCCATTGTAATAATAAACCGCTCCAATAGCCGTTGGGTCATTTGAATAGCCAAAATCAACCCAGTATCTTTCTAACCTTGCTTCGTGGGGTATTTCATCAATCATCTGCCAATTAGAATAAATCTTTCCTTCTGGCTCTCCCAATTGCCCTTCCCCATAAACCCTCCACCAAAGCTTGTTTTCCTTTCTTGCCTCAATCGTAGCAATCACTTGTGGGTCTAATGCTTCATTATCTTTGTAGGTTAAGGTTATAAAATCAACATCGTCTCTTTTACCAAGCAAGTCAGTATAAAACCAGAATTCAGAAACAGGGTTCCAATCTAAAAACACAATCTTTCTTGTTCTGACTTCTAATTGGTTGAAGGTATCAAAATCAATATTATTTGCCTCATTAATAAACAAAACATCCCTTCTTGGCCCTCTTACTTTTCCCGGCTGGTCGGCAGAAAAAAACTCTATTTTGCTTCCGGTAGGAAAAGTATAAATGAAATCGGTTTTATTCC